ACCAAGGAGCCCGAGCTCCTGGGCAAGAAGCTCGGCGGGCACTCCGCCGCAGGCCTGCAGAAGGCCGAGGCCGCGCTCAAGCAGGGGGCGACCTTCGACGAGGCCTCCAGCCTGCTGGCGGACCACTTCGGGCACGACTACGACCCCGCCGCCGGGGCGAAGCTCATCGAGCTCGCGGAGTGGAACGTCGGGCACGCGGCCTCCTCCGGGTCCAAGGTCGTGGAGGCCGTCGCCAAGCAGGCGAAAAAGGCCGTCGACGGCTTCAAGCCGCTCGCCGGCCCCGCGAGCTCGCCCAGGGACGGGTGGCCGCCGCCGCCCAGGTTCTCCGCGGAAGACAGGGCGCGCGCCATCAAGGCATTCAGCGGTGGCCGCATGAACACTGCCGGCATCGACAGCTTCAACGCGCAGCAGAGGAGGCTCGGGCTCGAGGAGCTCACCGCCGAGGAGTACGGCGCCCTCCGCACGTACACCGGCGGCGCCTACCGGCGCCTCAACGGCGCCCTCCGCTCCGGCGAGTACGCCTCCAACCGCTGCCTGCAGGCCTACGTCGACGCGGCCGTCTCCGGGTGGCGCAAGCTCCCGAAGTTCAGCGGGACCGCGTCGCGCGGCATGAGCTTCGAGCCCCACACCCTCAGGAAGATCGCCAAGGCCTACCAGCCCGGAGCCGTCCTCGAGGAGTCCGCCTTCACCTCCGCCTCGAGCGCCCGCGGGTACGGCGGCAACGTGAGGATGACCATCAAGTCGCGCACTGGTATCGATGTCCACGCACTCTCGATATACGAGTACGAGCAGGAGGTCCTCTTCGTCCCCGGAACGAGGTTCAGGGTGCGGAGCATGAAGTTCATGCGGGACGCGGACCTCGGAAACGGCAGCCGCGGGCCCCTCATGCTCGTGGACCTCGAGGAGCTGTGACGATGGGCAACCTACAGGAGAAGTTTGACCAGTTCGCGCCGGGCGTGCCCGACGACGCCGCGGACCTGCCCACCACCAGGTACCAGGTGTTGGAGGGCAGGGTCTTCACGCTGACCGTGTGGCGCAACGCGGCCACGGCGCGCGGCGAGGTGGCCGTCGCCGACCTCGAGCAGCTGCGCGGCGAGCCGGTGACTAGGGACGGGTGGTACGACGAGACCGGGGCCTACCTCGGGGACGAGGCGGGCCTCTAGGCAGACAACCAGCAACACCAGGAGGAGCCATGGAGTTCACCTTCGAGAAGAACGCGACCGTCGAGGCCATCGAGTCCGTCCCCGAGCAGTTCAGGGGCATGTACTCCGAGGTCGACGGTGGTGGCTACGAGCTCAGCCCCGCCCTCAAGGGCGTCGCCGCGGCCATCGACGGCCTCAACAAGGCGAACAAGGCTGCCCGCAACGACGCCAAGACCGCGAGGACCACCCTGCAGGCCGAGCTCGACAAGTGGAAGCTCCTGGGCGACGACCCTGACGCCATCAAGACGAAGCTCGAGGAGCTTGAGGCCGAGCTGGCCAAGGGCGCCGACGGCAAGCTCAACCTTGACAAGATCCGGAAGGAGATGGGCGACGCGCACGCCAAGGAGCTCGCCGAGCGCGACAAGAAGCTCACCGCCATGCAGACCACCCTGCAGAAGCACCTGGTCGACAACGAGGCCGTCTCGGCCATCGCCGAGGCCAAGGGTGCGTCCCAGCTGCTCCTGCCCCACGTGCGGGCGAGCGCCAAGGTCATCGACGACGGCGCCGGCGGCTTCGCAGTGCGCGTGCTTGACGGCGAGGGCGACGTGCGCATCTTCACCCAGACCGGCAACCCCATGACCATCAAGGAGCTCGTGGCCGAGATGCGCGCGAGCGAGGTCTTCGGCCGCGCGTTCGAGGCCGAGGGCACCGGCGGCGGCGGCGCGCCCGCCGGCGGCGCCGGCCGCCCCGGCCCCAAGCCCCCCGCCGGCGAGAAGTCCTCGATCGACAAGATCGCCGCCGGGCTCAGGAAGCAGCAGCAGCGGCGCTAAACGCTGGCTCGCGCGGGCGACGACCCGCGTTACACTGGGGCCATCAGAGCGAAGAGAGGGGCCCGCTGCGGGAAGCGGCGGGCCCCTGTCATTCCGCGAGTCAACAGAAGGCATTGCTGGCGTGAAGCCGGGCAGGCCGTGGAGGAGACCCCGAGCAGGGGCAGGCCTCCGCGTGGCCGAAGGGTGAACCGGGACGGCCGCCGAGAGGCACCAGTCCATCTAACCGTTCAACCCCAACCCGAGGAGGGCCCGCAATGGCTTCCGTCACCCTTGTTGAGAGCGCCAAGCTCGCCCAGGACGAGCTGGTCGCCGGCGTCATCGAGAACGTCATCACCGTCAACCGCATGTTCGAGATGCTGCCCTTCGACGGCATCGACGGCAACGCCCTCGCGTACAACCGCGAGAACGCGCTGGGCGACGTCCAGGCCGCCGGCATCGGCAGCACCATCACCGCCAAGGCCGCCGCCACTTTCACCCAGGTGACCAGCTCGCTCACGACCATCGTGGGCGACGCCGAGGTCAACGGCCTCATCCAGGCCACCCGGTCCGGCGACGGCAACGACCAGGCCGCCATCCAGATCGCCTCCAAGGCGAAGTCGACCGGCCGCGAATACCAGCGTCAGCTCATCAACGGGCTCGGCGCCTCCAACGAGTTCACCGGCCTCATCTCCCTCTGCGCCTCCGGCCAGAAGGTGAGCACCGGCGTGGACGGCGCGGCCCTGAGCTTCGCCATCCTGGACGAGCTCATCGACCTGGTCACCGACAAGGACGGCGAGGTCGACTACATCGCCATGCACGCCCGGACCATCCGCAGCTACATGGCCCTGCTGCGCGCCTTGGGCGGGGCGTCCATCGGCGACGTCGTGACCCTGCCCTCCGGCAAGACGGTCCCGGCGTACCGCGGCATCCCGATCTTCCGGAACGACTACATCCCGATCAACCAGACCAAGGGCAATTCCACCGCCTGCACCACCGTCTTCGCGGGCACGTTCGACGACGGCTCCCGCAGCCACGGCATCGCCGGCCTGACCGCCGAGAAGGCGGCCGGCATTCAGGTCGTGGCTGTCGGCGAGTCCGAGACCAAGGACGAGTCGATCACCCGCGTCAAGTGGTACTGCGGCCTCGCGCTCTTCTCCGAAAAGGGCCTCGCCTGCGCCGACGGCATCACCAACTAGCAACCGACGACCGAGCCGGCCCTCCCCCGACACCAGGGGAGGGCCGGCGAGGCCGCGAGGAGCACGCCAATGCCTGCCTACATCGTTGAAGCCCCCGCTGAGAGCGGGCAGACCCTCATGAACGGCAACGACGTCCTGGTCGTGTTCGCTGCCGACGCCGCCGGGGCCAAGGCCGTCGCCAAGGCCCTCTACGACGGCGACAGCGACAGCATGTGGGACGGCGCCACCGTGACCGCCATCGCGGCCGCGGCCGACCTTGAGGGCTGGACCCTGCGCCTGCGCCTCTACGACGTCGGCGCCCGCGAGCCGGCCGTCGACGTGTCCGTGGTCGGCGCCGCGTCCGACACCTTCGACCTGGTGGCCGCCGACGCCGTGACCGCGCTGAACGCGCTGCCCTCCATCGCCAACGCCGCCTACAACTCCACCACCAACGTGCTGACGGTCGCCGGCTCCGCCGACGGCCTCGGCGACCACACCCTGGTCGCCGAGTGGATCCCCCCGTGGGGCGTCAGCGCCTTCACGCCCTTCCTGGGCACGATCGTGGACGGCGGGGTCGCCGCCGCCGACGTGACCCTCGCCCTCCCGGCCGACGCCACTGCCGTGCCGGACATGCTGAAGGGCGCGCGCCGCGGGTAGCCCGCGCGGGTCGACACGAACGGACCCAGCCCGCTGACGGGCTGGGTCCAAAAGCAAGGGAGCAAGACTGTGGCCAACATCGAGAGGACCTTCGTGCTCGTCGGCCCGTACGCCGGCCGCACCATCACCCTCGGCAAGGGCCTCGACTTCGTGCTCGGCAAGATGCGCTTCACCGGCCCCGAGGTCGACGCCGACAACATCGGGCGCTACCTGGAGCGCTGCTACAACGCGCACCCTGAGGGGCCGGCGCTCGACGCCGCGCGCGCCGCGTACGACGAGGCACACCCGTCCAAGATCGCCGGGCAGCAGGAGCCGCCCAAGGAGCAGAGCGATGAAGGTGAAGGTGGTAAGGACAACGGCGAGCCGCAGGAAGCCCCTGTCGGCGGCGGAGATGCTCAGGTTGCACCCGGCGCCGCGGGGGACGGTCCCAGCGGAGGGGACGGACAGGAGGGCGCCGATAACGGGGCTCCCGCTGGCGGACCTGCCGAAGCGGTGAAGCCCTCCGGCGTCGAGGGCGACCTCGCCACCGCCGTCAAGTCCCTCAACCCCGAGAAGGACGAGAACTGGACCGGTGCCGGCCTCCCGCGCATGGACGCCGTCGAGGCCGTCTACGGCTCGGCCGGCATCACCCGAGCCGACGTCGAGGCCGCCGCACCCGGCTGGAACCGCGAGGCCGCCCGCAAGGCCGCGGCCGACGTGCTGGCCTAAGGAGGCAACATGCCCGCCGTGCTCGAGAGCTGCATCAGAAAGGTCATGGCACAGGGGAAGTCCAAGGACGCCGCGTACGCCATCTGCGCCAAGTCCACCGGGTACAAGCGCAAGAAGGGCGGCAGTTGGTCCAAGAAGAAGGGCAAGTAGGGGGACATCATGGCCTTCACCCCCGAGACCGGCGTCGGCCTGGCCGGCGCCAACGCGTACGCCGACAGGGCCTTCGCCGACGCCTACTTCGCCGAGCGCGGCGGGCAGGAGGCGACCCAGTGGGCCGCCGTCTCTGACGCCAACAAGGAGGCAGCCCTCGTCAGGGCCTCCGACTACATCGACAAGAGGTTCTGGCGCAAGTTCCGCGGGTACAAGGGCTCCACCGACCAGGGGCTCGAGTGGCCCCGCGTCGACGCCCTCTCCGACGCCGGCTGGCTGCTGTCCGGTGTGCCCGTCGAGGTGCAGCGCGCCGCCTGCGAGTATGCCCTGCGGGCCTACAAGTACGGGGCGCTCGCCCCTGACCCCGGCACGCCCATCTCCAGGACGAGCATGCCCGGTGGCGCCGTGGCCGCGACGAACCCCGGCTTCGTGACCCAGAAGACGGAGAGGGTCGGTGACCTCGAGGAGTCTGTTTCGTACCAGCCGCCTTCCTCGGCAGGGTCGGCGGGGCTTTCGTCCACCGTGTCGCCAGGGGTCATCCCCGAGTACCCGGAGGCGGACCTGCTCATCGAGCGGGTGCTGCGCCGGGCCAACCGCGACCTGGCGAGGGGCTGACGTGGGATACGCTGAGCTCGCAGCCATGGCCGAGAGGCTCATAGCGACCAAGGGCCGCGCCGTGACGCTATACAGCAGGCCGAGACCCGCCGTCGACGCCTCGCGACCCTGGCGCAAGCCCAACGAACCGGACGCAGCCACGCCGGTGACAGGCGTGTTCTTGGACTTTGAGGCCGACGACGTTGATGGCGAGCTCGTGAAGCGGGGCCACCAGCGAGGGCGGGGGGCCGATGGCGCTCTCACCGGCGCTGCCGCGGGCGGCTGCCCCCGGGGCTAAGCCGCCGCCACCGGCAACTGGTCCATCGTCAGTTTCAAGTCCACGAGGCCTGGCGACACCGCCATTCTCCACGAGTTTCAGCTCAGGAGGTGACGCGGATGGGACTCACGAGGACCGCTGCGAGGGACGAGCTCCTCGCGCTCGTCAAGACGGCGCTCGACTCCGCAGGCGTGGTCAGCGTGGCCTGGCCCGACGTCAGCGGGAACGCCGTCACTGAGGCGTCTGCAGAGAACACGGAGTGGGCCCGCGTGAGCCTGACGCACACCGGCGGCAGCCAGGGCACCTTCGGGGAGGCCGGCGGGCGCACGTTCGAGCGCACCGGGCTCCTCGCCGTGCAGGTCTTTACGCCTGCTGGTGATGGACTGGAGAGGTCCGACTCCGTCTGCCAGGCCCTGCTCGACGCGTTTGACGGGGGCGAGACGCCCGGCGGCGCCAAGTTGCGCAGGGCTAGGGCGACCGAGGTCGGGCACAGCGGCCCCTGGAATCAGGCGAACGTCGTCGCTGACTTCGAGTACGACGAGACGAAGTGACCACACAATAGGAGGAAGACGGGCAATGGCCAACAAGATTGACTCCAACATCACCGGCCTGAGGTACACGCCGGAGGCCTCCCTCGGCGTCCTCCCCGGTTCTCCGGTCTGGACCCCCCTGGAGCCGAACGGTTACGGGGACTTCGGCGGGCAGCTCACCACCATGGCGCGCGAGCCCATCAGCCCCTCGCGTCAGAGGAAGAAGGGCGTCGTGACCGACCTCGACGCCTCCGCCGGCTTCAGCACCGACCTGACCCAGGACAACCTGACCGAGCTCCTGGCCGGCTTCATGTTCGCCGCGTGGCGCCTCAAGGCTCGTTTCGGCGGTTCCGGCGGTATCACGGCGGTCGACGGGTCCACCGAGGAGTATCAGGCTGCCTCCGGGCTCGACGCGTTCGCCGTGGGTGACCTGCTGCTCGCGTCCGGCTTCACGAACGACGCAAACAACGGCCTGAAGCGTGTCACCTCCGTCACCGCCACCGACCTGGGCGTCGCCCAGGACCTTGTGGCCGAGACGCCGCCAGCCGCCGCGACCCTGAAGCTCGTCGGACGCCGCGCCGGCACCGGGGACCTCAACGTCGTCGTGACTGGCGGCGTCCCCGCGATCACGTCGACCGCCCTCGATTTCACCGACCTCGGCCTGATCCCCGGCGAATGGGTCTACATCGGCGGCGACTCCGCCGGCACCGCGTTCGCCACGGCCGGCAACAACGGCTTCGCCCGCGTGAAGGCCGTCGCCGCGCACGCCCTCACCCTCGAGAAGTCGGACGGCACCATGGCCAATGAGACTGGCACCGGGCTCACGGTCGAGCTCTACGTCGGCGACGTCCTGAAGAACGAGGCCGATCCCGCGTTGATCGTCCGCAAGTCCCTGCAGTTCGAGCGGTCCCTCGGTGACGCCGGCTACGAGTACATCGTCGGCGCCGTCCCGTCGACGGTGCAGTTCAACGTCGCCACGGCCGACAAGATCACCGTTGACGTGGCGTACGTCGGCACCGACCACGAGCAGGCCCCCGTCACCGCGCGCAAGTCCGGCACCTTCCCTGTCCTCGCGAGCGGCGACGCCTTCAACACCTCGAGCGACTTCTCCAGGCTGCGCATGGCCCTGTCCGACGGCACGAGGCTCTTCGCCTACCTGACGGAGCTGAGCCTCACCGTGGACAACAACCTGTCCCCCAACAAGGCCGTGTCCGTGCTCGGCGCCTTCGACGTCACCGCGGGCATGTTCGCCGTCAGCGGGAGCCTGACCGCCTACTTCTCCGACATCGCTGCCGTGCAGGCCGTGCGCAGCAACGCGGACGTGACCCTCGACTTCGCCGTGGTCAAGAACAACGCGGGCCTGCTCGTGGACGTGCCGCTCGTCGCCCTCGGCGACGGCCGCCTCAACGTCGAGAAGGACTCGCCCATCACCATCCCGCTGACGGCCGACGCCGCCGCGCACCCCACCTACGACCACACCCTGCTCATCGACAGGTTCGACTACCTGCCGGACGCCGCTGAGTAGGGGGCATAAAAGGGAGCACGACCATGAGAAGCATGTACGACCTGTTCAAGACCGACAAGGGCCTCGAGAGGGAGGGCGTACTCGTCGAATACGGCGCCTTCCGCGTGAAGATCGCCCGCACCGGCGGGGCCAACAAGCGCTATCTGAAGCGCCTCGAGGCGGCCCTCAAGCCCTACCGGCGGGCCATCCAGACCGACACCATGTCCGAAGAGCTGGCCGGCGAGCTGATGCGCCGCGTGTTCGCCGAGACGGTCGTGCTCGACTGGGAGACTGCGGTGGACGGCGAGTGGCGGCGCGGCATCGAGGCCCCTGACGGCGGCGAGCTGCTGCCCGTCACGGCGGACAACGTGGCCAAGACCCTCGAGGCCCTGCCTGACCTGTTCACTGACCTGCGCGAGCAGGCCGGCAAGGTCTCGCTGTTCCGCCAGACCGTCATCGAGGGCGACTCGGGAAACTGAGGGAGGTCCTGCTCTATTCCCTCGAGCTGGGATTGACAGAGAAGAGCGTCCTAGACCAGTGCATAAGGTCCGGGGCCCCCATACCCGAGAGGATAGCAGGGGCCCCGGAGCTCCTCAGGGGGCTGAGCAGGTACTGGGAGGCCTTCCTTGAGCTCGGGACGTGTCGGACGTGGGGCAGCGGCCCCGGGCCGATACCTTGGGAAGCGATACAGAAGTACGCCCAGGCCAACGGCTTCGAGCCTGGCGACGAGTTCGACGAGCTCCTGCAGCACATGCGTGCCATGGACGAGGCGTACTTGGACTTCCACAGGAAGAAGCAGGACCGGAAGAGCGGCGGCAGCAACAGCCGACCGGCGCCACGGCGCCGGTTCGCCAGGCAGATGTGAGGGAGGGGGACAGCGGCGTGGACGCGAAGCAGTTCGACAGGCGGATGCGGGAGGTCGGCCGACTCGTGGAGGCCAACTCCTCTGAGGCGGTCCGCAAGGCCGCCATCGCCGTCGACCAGGGCGTCGTCCTCGCCACGCCCGTGGACACTGGCCGCGCCAGGTCAAACTGGATAGTGTCGACGGGCGCCCCGTCGACCGAGACGCGCGAGGCCTACGCCCCCGGAAGCGGCCTCGGTCACGGCGAGACGGCCAACGCGCAAGCGGCACTCGCCCAGGGCCTCGACGCGGTGGCGCAGCACAGCGCCGGTCAGGCCATATACGTGTCCAACAACCTGCCTTACATAGGGGAGCTTGAAGACGGGTCCTCGCAGCAGGCGCCTGCCGGCATGATCGGCGCGGGCCTACAGGCAGGGCGCGCCGTGCTGAGGCGGGCGAAGCTCCTTGAGAAGGGGGGTGGCAAGTGAGCCGCGAGACTCTGCAGATCGAGGTCTCTGAGAAGGGCGCCCGCGTAGTCAAGCGGAACATCGAGGAGATCGGCACCTCCGCGAAGGCCGCCGGCTCCGGCGTCGACTTCCTCAAGAAGGCCCTCGGCGGACTCGGCGCCGCCTACCTCGCCCACCAGCTGCTTCAGCTGTCCGACTCGTTCCTGCGCATCAAGAACCAGGTCAAGGTCGCCTCGGGTGGCCTCGAAGACGTCTCCGGGATCATGGGCGAGCTGTACGACATAGCGAACCGGACCAGGTCGCCCGTCGAGCAGATAGCCTCGCTCTTCCAGAGGGGCTCCATCGCCGCCGCCGAGCTCGGCGCGAGTCAGAAGGACCTCCTCCAGTTCGTCGAGCTTGTCGGCCAGGGGCTCGCCATACAGGGTGGCTCCGCGTCTGAGGCGTCGGGCGCGCTCATGCAGCTCTCGCAGTCGCTCGGCTCGGGCATAGTGCGGGCTGAGGAGTTCAACTCGATCCTTGAGGGGGCTTTCCCGATCGCGCTCGCGGCCGCCAAGGGGCTCGATGCCGCCGGCGGCTCGGTCGCCAGGCTCCGTGGCCTCGTCGTCGAGGGCAAGGTGACCTCGCAGGAGTTCTTCAAGGCGCTGCTCTCGCAGTCCGACGAGCTCGCCGCGACCTTCGCGCAGACCTCGCCCACCATCGGGCAGGCCTTCACCGTCCTGAGGAACAACCTGACGAAGTTCGTCGGCGGACTGGCAGACTCCACTGGGGCCTCCGCGGTGCTCGCGGGCGGGCTCCTCCTGCTCGCCGACAACCTCGGCCTCGTGGCGGCCGCAGCGGCCACGGCCGGCGTGGCGCTGCTCGCCATGTACGGCGGCAAGCTCGCCTCCGCGATCGGCACGGTTACCTCGGCAGTCAGGGCGTTCACCGCCGCCCTCGCGGCGAACCCGATAGGCCTCGTCGCGGTCGCCATAGCCGGCGTCGTGTCCATGCTGGTGGCCTTTGAGGATCAGATACACCCCGTCGCGGGCTCCGTCGCCGACCTCGGGGACTACGCGCGGGCCGCGTTCGGGGTGGCGGCCGAGTACATCGGCCAGGCCGCCGCCGCGCTCAGCGGCGTGCTCAGCCCCGCTCTGGACTGGGCCCGAGAGGGCCTTGCCTCCGTAGGACTCGAGTTCAGCAACTGGGGCGACTTGGCACGCAGGGCCATAAACTTCGTCATCGGGGCCGTCTCGTTCGGCGTCAGGTTCATACTGAATACGTGGGGCGTGCTGCCTGAGGCCCTGCCCAATCTGTTCACGCGGGCCATGAACGCCTCGATAGGCGTCGTCGAGAGCGCCATCAACGCCATCGCTGGGGCCATATCCACTGTGACGGAGCTCACGGGCCTTGGCGCCATAGACAGTGTCTCGCTCGGGCGGTTCGAGGAGAGCGGCACTGAGGCCGGCGACGCTTTCCTCGCCGGCGCCAAGAAGGCCGTCACAGACACCTTCAGCCGCGACTTCATCGGCGAGGCCTTCGGCACCCTGCAGGACAGGGCCGAGGCCCTGCACGCGGCCGGCGAGGCCACAGCTGTCGCGACTGCCGCCAGCTCCAAGAGCGTCGCGCAGGAGAGCAAGGAGCTCCGCAAGCTCCTCGACACCCTGGACCCCGTGGCCAAGGCTGAAAGGGAGTACGCCGAGGACCTCAAGCTGCTCCAGGCAGCGAGGGCCTCAGGTCTCGTCTCGCAGGAGAGGTACAACACCCTGCTCGCCGAGCTGAAGCACAACTACGTGGAGGCCGCGGGCGCGCTCGACCCGCTCGGCAAGGCGCAGCGCGACTACGCGCTCAGCGCGTCGCTGCTCGACAGCGCGCTCGGCAAGGGGATCATCACGCAGGAGCGCTACAACGTCCTGCTCGCCGAGCTCAACAGGCAGACGAAGGACGCCCTGAACCCGCTCGCCGCCGTCAACGAGCAGATCGCGCGGGAGATCACCCTCGCGGGCATGAGCGCCGACGAGCGCGAGGTCTCCGTCCGGCTCCGCGAGATCGAGAACCAGCTACTTGACGCCGGTGTCAGCCTGTCCGAGTCCGAGAAGGAGGCCCTCCGCGGCAAGCTCGTCGAGCTCCAGCGCGTAAACCAGGAGACTGAGCGTCAGCTGAAGCTGCTCGAGGACATCCGCGGTCCCCAGCGGGACTACGAGCAGAACCTGGCCTCGCTCAAGCAGCTGCTGCACGAGGGCAAGATCACCTCGCAGGAGTTCAGCGCGGCCATCCGCGACCAGCGCATCGAGCTCCTGTCGCACAGCACGACGGCCGCGGCCGGCGCCGAGCGCGCCGTGCTCAAGTTGCAGAAGGACTGGGAGGACGTCGCCTCTTCGGTCGAGGACGCGACGGCCTCCACGTTCAACGCCCTGGAAGATGACCTGGTCAAGGCCACCACGTCGATGGAGTTCAGCTTCAACGGGCTTGTGACCAGTATACTTGACGGACTCGCGCGGATCGCCATCAGGCAGGCCATACTCAAGCCCCTCTCCGAAGCGCTGTTCGGGTCGTCCGCGCAGCCCGGCGGCGGCCTCGCTGGCGGCTCGTCCATCATGTCGACGCTCAGCGGGCTCTTCTCGGGCCTGTTCGGCTTCGCCAGCGGCGGGTCGTTCGAGGTGAGCCCGCAGACGGCCGTGGCGCCGCTCACGGGCGTGGACAACCGTCTGGTCGCCTTCAGGGCGCGCGACGGCGAGACCGTGAACGTGAGCAGGCCCGG